AACTGTGATGACCATCGGCCTCGGAAAGAAATTTACGGCAGCCGATAAAGCTCTCGCCGCCCTCCGCGCCGCCGGCATCCAGATAGAGGGAGAGATGAAGTGAGCGGACACGACCAAGACGAACTCATGCGGCTCACAGAAATAGGCAACCGCATTACCGAAGTTCTGGCGAAGTACAATATTCGCCTCGAAAACGCTCCCAGAGACGCCCTCACAATGGCGATGGACCGCATGATCCAGAACCGCACTTCCGGCCATGACTATGTGGCGAAGGTATTCAAGCCATGACCATCACCGATGAAATGGTCGAGCGAGCGGCGAGAGCTGCTCACGATGCCGAATACGATGGCGACGCATATCCTTGGGCCGAAGAGCCTGACGGCGTCAAACGGCAGTACCGGAATATGTCCCGCGCCGCCCTCGAAGCCGCCCTGATGGCGGCGGCGAAGGCGCTGGAGGGTGTTATGACGCGGACGTCCGGTTGGCAGTGGCCGGAGATAAAAACGGCTGAACGTGCCCTCGCTGCCCTCCGCGCTGCCGGCATCGACTTGGGAGGATAAGATGGATGATGTCAAAACCTTAACGGCAGAGATTGAGCGTCTACGCTTTGTCATAAAAGAAATGCTTATCAAAAGCGAGTACCAACAAGGGTGGAGTGCCGGATATGATGCGGGTGTAAATGACGTCGATTGTCGACTTCGCAGTGAACACCGCGCTTTGACGGAACGTCTTATCGAGGCAGAAGCCGATAATGTCGTCTATTTGGAGAAGAAATAATGCTGGCAAGAGCATTTGACTGGCTGTGGATCATTGCTGCCGCCATCATCATTCTCATGATCGCGTGGATGACGCTAGCCGATGCTGCGGAATGTCAGCCGTCCGTTTATGCGGTCCGGGCGCTGCATGGGGCCAAGGTCTCCGTGCGTTGGTCGCCGGGACCAGGGCGGGGGTGCTACCAGCTGAGGGGGGCGGGTCATGATAACATGGCTAGAATTCATCAAGCACCACCAAAAGCGATATCGCAGATGGCCCGCAACAACGTTCCCTTGGAACGTCACGCGGCGCCCAAAGCGTCTGAAGCAGATGATCGGATCGCCACGTTCCTGCAGGGACCGGGCTGGCAAGAAGGGTTGGCGTTGCGCGCGGGCCGCATAGAGTGCGAGAAGGCCTCCAGCGCGTTGATGCGCACCGCCGCAGAACTACGGGAAAAACGAGTCCTGAATGAGCGCCTCAGAGAGTGGTTCACCGTCCAAGACGGATACCGTCACGTTTCAGCTGCCACGCGCGTCGTCGGTAGCGCCGTTCCCGCGCGCGAAGTTCGAGACGTTCATCTCGTACCTGAAAATCCAGTCTCGCGACTACGGCCGGATACCGTTTCGTCTTATTGGGTCCCAGCGGTATATTCTCGATGAAATGGAGAAGGCCATTGCCGAGGGCATAACGACCATCGTTGTGCTCAAGAGCCGGCAGCAGGGATCGACGACGCTCTTCATTGCGATCGACATGTTCTATGCATTCGAGCACGGCGGCCTGCTCGGCACGTTCATCCTGCACGAAGAGAAGGCGCTAGCGAAATGGCGGGCAACGATCGACATCTTTCTGGAGACCATGCCGAATCAGATCACGGTCGGCGGCAAGAAGACAAAATTCAAGCCGAAGACGGAGAAGCACAACAGGGACATCCTGCTGTTCAGCAACGATTCCAGTTTCTCATACTTGATTGCAGGAACGCAGGAAGAGCGGTCTGGCGGACTAGGCCGATCACAATCAAGCAATTTCGTGCATGGTACGGAAGTGGCGTTTTACGGAAACGAAGACGACATTAAGGCGTTCAAGTCGTCGGTGTCGTCGATCTACGAACACCGCCTGCAGATTTGGGAGACCACCGCCAATGGATTCAACCATTTCTATGATCAGTATCAGTCCGCAAAATCTTCTCCGACTGCTAGAGCGATCTTTTCGGGCTGGTGGCGAGACGAACGGTGCCAGTTTCATGTCGATGATGTGCGATTTGGGCACTATGGGCGTGACCGATTATCTCGCCTCGAAAGAGGCCGTGTCCGTGCGGTCAAAGACCTCTACGACTTCGACATTTCCATGCAACAAATTGCCTGGTACCGCGCAAAGCTAGACGAGTTCTCTGGCGACCAGTGCACCATGGACGCCGAGTTCCCATTCACGGAAGAGGACGCGTTCCAGAGCACCGGTGCCAAGTACTTCACGTCGTCGGTCCTGACCGAAGTCATGCGTGAGGCGCGGCGCCACCCGATGCAAGCGTATCGCTACCGCATGACGCGCCGGTGGGACGACACGACTGTCCAGGGGCCGCTGAGCGACCCGCGCGCCGAACTGAAGATCTGGGAGCACGCCTCCAAGTTCGGCGTCTACGTCGTGTCCTGCGACCCGGCGTATGGTTCGAGCGACCAGGCCGACAACAACTGCGTTCAGGTCTGGCGCTGCTACGCCGAATGCATGGTTCAAGTCGCCGAGTTCTGCTCGCGCGACTACACGACCTATCAGATCGCCTGGGTGATCGCGCATCTGGCCGGCTTCTACGGCAAGCGCGACTGCCGGGTCATCATCGAAATCAACGGACCCGGCAAGGCGGTGTTCTCCGAGCTCGAGCGCACCCGCGAATACGTGCGCGAGATACCGTCCGGAGAGGACAATTTCGAGGTGCGTAACTGTCTCAACAACCTGAGGTATTTCTACTACACGCGTATCGATACTGTCGGCGGTTCCGACCTTGCCTACCACATGGTGACAACCGACGACATCAAGCGCATGCTGATGGCGCGTTTCAAGGATGCGGTCGAGCTCAATCGCATGCAGATACGGTCGCAGGGGCTGATCGAGGAAATGCGCACCCTGGTCAACCAGGACGGCGCCGTGGCGGCGGATGGCGGCAAGAACGACGACCGTGTCATGGCAGCGGCCATGGCGCACGAGTGCTGGCGTAAGTGGCTGTGGAGCAAGTTGCGCGGGGAGGGGCTGACGCGCGCCTACTCCGCAAGCGTCGAAGAGCGCGGCGGGGAGCTTCCGGTGGACCGGGTAATCAGCAACTACCTTCGCAAGTGCAACATTGAGCTTCCACAATGAGCTACCTGAGTCATAACCTTAGATGTCTTAACCCGAAGTGCAGACATGAATTTCATACCTTCGAAAAAGTCGATCCTCCGTGCCCTCAGTGTGGCTGCGTACGGACTGATTGGGTTCCTGCTGGGGGCCACATTGGCTCTATTGCACCGCGCATGGATGCTCGATTGCGCTCCCTTGCTGATCAGCATGGGATGACCAACCTCAACAGCGCCTCTCCGAGCCGGCTGAACCGCGCGGCGCCGCGACTGGACGTTCCCCCCATCAGCCCCGAACTCGGCATCAGGCAGTTCGCCCCGGGCTTCTCGGCCCCCGTGAGCGCCCACGGAGCGATCTGCGTGCCGTCGTCGTCTCCGGTCAACTTGCGTGGTAAGGTGGTAGTCGGCCCCAACGCCCCGCGGCGCGAGGCGTCAGCCTCCATCCCGGGCCCGGGCGCCAACGCTATCGTCGCCGGCCGCACCATGCAGAGGACCATCAAGTGAGCGACGACGTATTCGACCGTATCGATAAATTATGTGATGATCTTGATATAACTTGTCAGGCATCAGCTGCCCGCATCAAGGAATTAGAGCGCTTGCGATTGGAAGAGACAAAAGAAGCGATGGAGCACGCAAAAAGAACGCTCTCCATAATGGAAGGAGCCGCCGCCCGCATCAAGGAGCTTGAGCGTGAGCGTGATGAAGCGCTTCAACTGACGGAATCATGCTCTACCCTGAAAGACATGGCGTCCGCATGTATCGACGGCGCCGTGTGGAAGCACGGCGCCGAAAAGGCCGAATCCCGCATCAAGGAGCTTGAGGCCGACGTCGAGAGACTTCATGAGCGCCTGGAAGACAACCATGTCTTCCGGCTTGATGAACTAGGCGATATGAAGCGCGTCGACGTTCCACCAGGGTCGATCATGGACGGTATTGACTGCCGGAACGAGACAATCAAGCTTCAGGACGAGAGCAACGATAGACTTCGTGCTTGTGTCAAAGAGCTTGAGGCAGAACGCGACCAATGGAAGAAGGCTGCCGGTTCCGGACAATTGACAGATCTTTGTCAGGAAGCGCTAGCCAGAGACATCGCCATCGAAGCGGCAACGATCGAGCGATGCGTCGAGGCGGAGACTGAGGTCGCAAAATCCTGGCGCGAAGACGCCAAAGATCGTGTTGCCAAGCAGCCGCCAAAATACGATGAAGCGAATACGGCCAACGCCCATGCCAGTGGAGCAGAGGAAGTGGTGGAAGCCATCCGCGCTCTCAAGCCTCCAGTGGAGGAAGGGAAATGAGTGACAAGATCGAACGGCCACCATGTCCAAGATCATCGGTCTACAAGCTCAGATGCCCTCATGAAGATTGGGCTGCTGCCCGCATCAAGGAGCTTGAGGACAAGCTCGATAAGGCTTTGAAGCTCGCCGGCGCCGAGTTTCAGGATGGGTACCGCCACCATGTCATGGCAACGAAATCCGAGCGCGACGCCATCGAAGCGGCGACGACTGAGCGTTGCGCTTCGCATATCGAAAAACTCGGATGGACGGCGGCAGCTAATTCCATCCGGGAAATGAAGGCGGAGACCATCAAGTGATCTTCCCGACCGATGACGACGAGCTTGAAGACCGCGTCCGTTACCTGATCGAGCGTTGCCTTTCGACACGTGAGGAACGCGATCGGCTCTACCAGTGGCGTGAGAAGTACTACCTGTTCGGCACGCAGGGCTACGAGCAGAGCAAGTACAACCGCCTGGAAAGTCATCTCGATTTGGTGACGTCGTTCCTCTACGCGCCCGACCACGCCTTCTATCACATTAGCGCCGACCAGAACGAAGACGAGCCGACGGTCCAGAAGACGCTCGTGCTGCAGGACGATTTCAACGATGACTTCCAGGCGGACGGGATTTCAGACGCCGTGATGGCGTCGATCCCGTGGTCATTGACGTACGACACGATGCTCATCAAGCAGGGATGGAACCGCGATCGCGGCCAGTGGTTTGCCGAATTGGTGCCGCCGCACAACTTCGGGGTCTACCAGGAAGAACGACCTGACCTAGATAGTCAGGAGTGCTTCTGCCACACCTACCATCTCAACTACCAGACCGCCGCCGGCAAGATGATCCTGGCCGGCCGGGAAGATGAATTGCAGCGGCTGAAGGTCACGCACTCGTCGTCAATCTCTCCGTTCCCCGAAATGCTGCAGCGTATGATCATTGCCGGAACCGGCGGTTCTAACCTTGCCGGCACGATCTTCGGGCAGGTGAACCCCGACTACTCGCCGTCCGCCACCTACCAGGCCAAGACCGAAGTGCCGCTGGTGCGCTTCACGGAGCTTTGGGCCTGGGATGATACCTACCTGGACTATCGCATCTTCCACATGCTGGAGCCCGACATCCTGGTGGGCGATAGTCGCAAGACGATCGAGGCTTACAAGAAGTCTACCAGGAACGTCGAATGGCTGTTCAACAAGATCGAAAAGATCGGCAAGACGCCATCGCAGTGCAATCCGTTCTTCCCGCTGGAACACCCGTTCGTCAAAATTCAACCGTTCGGGAAATACAATTACTTTTGGGGCAAGGCGCACCTCGACGCGCTGGTTCCGCTGCAGGAGTGGATGCTTGAACGCCTCGATCAGATCGCGGACATCATGGAACGCCAAGCATACCCGGCTCGCGTTGGATCTGGTTTCATGGGGCTCTCAGAGGAAAAAATGGCTGCGTTCGGCGGCGCTGATACGTACGTCTTCGACCCGCTCCCCAACGCCAAGGTTGAAGAACTGCGCCCCGAGATGCCGCCCGACATGTTCGCTGAGTTCCGCGAGATTACGAATATGTTCCTGGAAGCATCCGGTCTTACGGAAGTCATGTCTGGCCGCAGCGAGCAGGGCGTGCGGTCCCATCAGCATGCCCAGCAGCTGAACAAGAGCGGCTCCGGCCGCATCAAGAAAGCCGCGCTCGCGATCGAAAGCCCACTCGTTAAACTTGGTGACGTCGGCCTCAAGCTGAAGATGGCGCATGACGATAAGAAATTGCGTCTTCCAGCCGGCGAAGATGGCAAGTCGCAAGAATTCTTCGCGTGCGACGTTCACGACGTGAAGATGCGCGTCGATGGCCACTCTCACTCCCCGCTGTTCGGCGACGAATCCCGTGAGCTCGCGCTCACCCTGCGCAAGTTCGGCGCCATCGACAACGCGGACTTGATCCGGGCGACCAACCCGCCGGGCCGTGACACGCTGCTGTACAACCTGCGCCGGCGCGAGAAGCAGCAGAAGAAGATGGCGCAGGAGCATCCCGAATTGCTGCAGCAGCACGGCGGAGGGAAGAAGAAATGAGAGAAATAGTCCTATTTTTGAACTGGCTTTTGGGTGCAGGCGGGTCTTCTCCGTCTGGGGTCAGCATGGTGGTCTATGGCCGGTTGTCATGGCCCGGCGCAACATGGTCATTGACGCGACCTACCGCCGCCAACTACAATGGACATGCTTAAATCCCCCGCCCGCGTCACCCTTTGGGGACGGGCAGCAAGAGCAAAGGAGCAAGACATGAACGACGAGATTCTCACGCACGGCCGGCGCGGCAAGCGTCATAAGCGGCGCGGTCGGCGCTAATCACCAGGCGGTGATCGTTCCTTGCGGGAACGGAAAGGCCCCCATCGGCTTGGCGGGGGCCTTTTTCATTTCGGCGGATCGGGCAGGGGCTGCCAGTGGGTGGGTTCTTCTTCGTGGCCCCAAAGCCAGTATCCTTCTGCCCAACGCCCCGTGGACATTCTGACCTCCTTCGGGGAGGAAGCGCACAGCATCAGATCGCCATACTTCGGCGCTGTCTCTATCAGCTGCCAGCGAACGCGTTCAGCGGCAAGCAGGGCGCAGGCCATGCGAACTTTCAACGGCCACATATCGGTGAGGCGCTCAAATTGCGTAGCCGCTGATTCTATCTCAGCTTCGCTGGCCATCAGCGTCGATCCTTGTAGATATCGTACCACCCACCCGGGTGATCTGCCGGCCAGCCGGCGCAGTGCGCGCGCTCGTGACGCGCAACGTCCGGCATATCGATACGCACGATGTAGCAGTTGCCACCGGAGAAGAACGAGCAGCCCCGCCATGGCCCTTCTTCGAGAAGAGCTCTAGAACAAAAGTTCGTTACGTCCCTGCCTGCGAGCACGTATTCTATCACAGGCATCGGCGGCGGGACGTCGTATTGCGGCGGAGGGAGTAGAGTCATTTCGGCATCTCCGGTGGGGCGAGCACTTGCAAGACGTTGCCGTTTTTGTCGATCCGCGATACGTGTACGACCTGCTCGGATGAGACCATGAACACGATATCGCTCCCTGGTAGCGATATCAAAATGGTGTCGCGGATTTCTGGCTCGACGATGCTTTTCATTCGTTGTGCCTCGGCGGATCGAACATTTCAGCCTGAGCGCGGGCCAGTTCGGCTTGGTAATTCTCGCCGGAGATGACACCTTCTGCGATCAGTAGGCGCACAAGCGCTTCAAGCGCTGCCGTTGTCTTTTTCGCCTCAAAAACTGTAGTTGTCATGATCCCTTCCTTTTGCTGCCCAACCTATACTTGACCAAGCCTGGCTTTAGTCCTACCAATTGTGCACATCACTCATGCATAATCAGGTAGCTCCATGACCACCCCTCCGATCCCCATGCCGATGCGCCCGCCCGGGCCCGGTGGACCTGGCGCCCCAGGCGCGCCCGGCGGTGGGATCGGCCTGCCGAAGTCGCCGATCGGAGGCCCTGCGGGTCCTGGCGGCTCCCCGATGGTCTCGCCCGGCACCGGTGCTGGCATGCAGGCTCGGGCGCTGGCCTCGATCAAGAAGATCATGGACAGTCTGATGGCGCTCGCCAAGGACTTCCAACCCGGCACCCCCCAGTTCAATGGCATCGTCGGGGCGATCAAGAGCCTCAACGGCGCCACCAAGGAAGCCCCGGCAGAGCCGCCAAAGACACCCCTGCCCGTCCCCCCGACCGCCCCCGGCGGCGGCCTGGGTGGTCTTGGCGCGCCCCCGACCGGCGGCCCCCCGGGCGGCATGCCTGCGGGCGGTGCCATGGGCGGCGCCGGCCCGATCGAACCCCCAGGAGAAATGTAATGGCGCAGAATGAATTCCTTCGGCCGAAGGGCGTGGACACCTCGGATTTGGACAGGCGCAAGATGGAACACGGGCAGTTCCGCAATCCGCCGTTCTACATGCCGTACGGCGGCTTCTCCTCGGCGGCCAAGGGCAAGTTCGAGCAGAACAAGATGACGCTGGAGAAGGGCGGGCCGCAGTCGGTACGCGGGAGGCCGATCTGATGTTCAGAAGTCTGTACAGCTTTTGGCCGATGACCCCGATTATTGCCCTGAACGTCCCGGGGCGCGCTTGGCGCAGCTACGTCGTGCTGCCGCGGGAGAGATGAGATGGCCTCGAACCCCTTCCCCGAACCGGTCAAATGCACCGACGAAAAGCTCTACGAGAAGCGCACCACGAAGGGCACGTTCATCAACCCCCCCGGCTATGAGCATTCGTTCGCCGTGCACTCGTGGGGCCGCGCCAACATGCAGATGACGTCGTGGCCGCCTGGCTCCCGCGAGCGCGGTGAAGCGCGCACCTCAGAGGAGTTCTCCACGATGCGCAAGCGCCGCGGCATGGAGGGCGAAAGCCTCGCGATGAAAGGGCCGCTAAAATGACAGCGCCGAAGCTCTCTCCGGCCGACATGGATCGGCTGTCCAGGCTTTCCTACGATCTTGCGCACAATCCGAAGACCCGCGCCCATTTTGCGCGCCTCGTGGAAGAGGTCGATCCGCAGTCGGCCAAGGCGTTCAGCGATGTTGCGGTCGATCGCAAGCTGAACGCCTTCATGCAGAAGTTCGAGAACGAGCGACTGCAGGAGAGGATGGCCGGCGTCCAGAATGCGCGCGAATCGCAGAAACAGCAGGTCATCAAGAAGCGCGGCTACAGCGCTGAGCAGGTCCAGGAGCTGGAGAAGATCCAGACCGCATACGGCCTGACCGACTGGATCGCCGCAGCCGACATCTACGCGACGCGCAACCCGCCCGACAATCCCGATCTGAAGCCGCCGCCGGAATACCTGGACGGCTCGACTTGGGATTTCCCGACGGTGCCGGGCCCGGATGGCAAGATGCTGCCGTTCAAGGATTACATCTCGAATCCTCGCAAATACAGCAACAACACGGCGATTCAGATGATCACCGACTTCAAGCGGGGGCGTCTGCCGTCCGCGTTCCACGGGAACAACTGATGGCACCGCCGCGCAAATACGATGACGGAAATCCGCCAGTGCAGACCTGTCCGCAGTGCGGGAATCAGTTTCATCGCAAGATACGCAAGCGTGTCGGAAAGGGGCATGGCGGCGGACTCCAACCGCAGACGTATTGTTCGCGCACTTGTTCGAACTTCGCGCGTGGCGCCAAAGGCTTCTACATCGATAAGCACGGCTACAAGATTTTGAATAACGGCAAGCGTGGTGGCTACAAGCAGCCTGAGCATCACGCCGTGATGGAAAAAATCATCGGCCGGCCGGTTTTGCTGGGCGAGACCGTGCATCACGTCAACGGCAAACGAGACGACAACCGCCCCGAGAACCTTGAACTTTGGAGCAGCCGTCACGGCAAAGGTCAGCGCACAATTGATCTTTGGCCGCTCAACGGCCCTGCACTTTTCAATGGGATTCTGTGCGCAGGATCGTAACAACTTAAAGAGGAGTACAACCTGTGCCACAACTAGGGAGTGGTATTATTCCCGCCCAGGGACCCATAGCGCAGGAACTTAGCGCGGTAGTACGCCGCGCATTTATGCCCCGCGTCTACGTCCAGATCTGGAAAAGCGCCCCTCTCATCGCGGCGCTGCTATCCAGTGCCCAGGTGGCGTCCGGCGGCTTGTCCCCGATCACCGCGCCGGTGCAGGGCACCCCGATGGTGTCCGGCCAGTGGACCGACTACAGCGGCACGTTCCAGCAGCCTGGTGTGATCCCCGGCATCCAGAACGCGGAGTTCAACCTCAAAGCGTTCGTAACCCCGATTCCGTTCCTCGGCTTTGAGGGCCTGGTCCAAATCGACTACGGTGTGGTGCCGCTAATCGACGCGAGGTTCAACGATGCGACCAACGTCAGCATTGACGCTTTTGCAACTGCTCTCTTCAACAACATTGCGAACACGTCCCAACTTGTGGGCCTCCCTGGCGCGATCGATGATGGCACCTTCCTCAACGCCTATGGAGGCATTCCTCGTCTCACAAATACGTTCTGGAAATCTACCTTCGTTAACAACACCGGCAACGTCATCCCGACCCGAAACCTGATGATCCAATACATCGCTCAGGTCACCAAGACCACGGGCGAGATGCCAACCATTGGCATCATGGGCGCCGGCACATGGGCGCTGCTGTGCGAGGACTTCACGCCGCAGGAACGCTACAACATCAACCCGTCCGATCGGCTCGACTCCGGCAACTTCGTGGGGCATTCGAGCTTCCAGGCGTTGGACGTCGCCGGCATCCCGTTCTACGCCGACGTCTACTGCCCTGAGGGCACGGTATATTTGATTAATACCAACTACTTAAACCTGTTCCTGCACGAGCGTGCGGCGTTCTCGTTCTCCGGCTTCGAGAGCACGCTGCCGAACAACCAGTTCGGCTGGATTTCGGCGATCCTATCCTTGATGGAACTGGTGAACGTCAAACCGAAGTGCCACGGCAAGTTCGCGGGCCTTCAATTCCTGCCGATCTGAGGGGCTGAGTCATGGCACAGATGCGCGGTTTCTTCCCACTCCCGTTCGGCTCCCCGCAGGCGACCGGAGCGGCCAACGTCGTCACGCTGGCGTCGGGGCAGACTTACGTTCTCCCGCCCGGCGAATGGGCACTGACGACCGGTTCTCAGACCATCGTTCAGTGGTTCGATCCGGACAATTACCAGTGGCGCAACATGTCGGGGCCGACCTCGTTTGAGCAGATCAGTTCGGACGGCGCGAACTATCGCCTGGTGAACTGGTCCGGCATTGTCCAGGGTGCGAACATCACCAACGCGGGTTCCGGCGGCACCAACGGCATCGGTCCGATCCAGACCGGTTCCACCGTCACGTTCGGCGCTCCCGCGGCCGGCGGCGCCACGGCGACCGCGCAGGGCTACGTGGTGGTCGGCGGCACGGTTCCGGCCCCGACGGTCACCCAGGGCGGCTCCGGCTTCCTGGTGCCCCCTATCGTATGCTGCGACCCGCCCCCGCTCGGCGGCGTGCAGGCGACGTTCACGTGCACCATCACGGCGGCCGGCGTGCTCTCGACCGTCACCCAGGTGAACCCGGGCGCGGGCTACCTGTCGGTCCCGCTGTTCTACATTATCCCGCAGCCGATGTTCTATCAGGGTGCCATCCGATACGCCGGCGACACCCCGCCCGCCTACCCACCGCCGCCCGGTCTGATCAATCCGGCGAACGTGTGGACCGGCTCCCCGTTCCAGGCCAACATCCAGACCGGCACGACCGGCGCGTTGCTGACCGGTGTCGCCCTGACCGGCTCCGGCACTCTGACCGCCGTCGTCATGACGTACCAGGGCAACGGCTATACCGGAGCCACAATTCCAACGATCACATTCGGTGGCACAGCAATCACTTCGGCGGCGGCCACGTCCATCATGTCGATGTGCGCCAACGCCACGACTATGACTGGCAACGGCACGAATTTCACGGTTGGCAACGCCGCCGAAAGTTCGCTTGGTACGGTCGCCCTGACGAGCGTCAACAACACCTTCTTTGCGCGTCCGATTCGCGGCATAATCTCCAATGCGAACGGATCGTTCACGGTGGAAGATCCCGGCTTTGGTCTGCAGAAAGTGCCAACCTACGGCGTGTTGACCAACGTGGCGTTGGGTGCTCAGACCGCATCGACATTTACCACCACCCAGATCGGCGGTCTTACCGACACCTCCGTCCTCCAACCGATGGCGCAGTGATGACCGACAAGCCAGAGAAGCCCGTCGAACCAGGCCCGTGCCGCTCCGAAGCGGAGCAACACCGCTACGCGCAAGCCAACGCCGAGTGGTCAGCGTGGATCGCAGAGCACCCCGAAGATGATGGGGCGAACGACGTCGATACGGCTGCGGGGATGCCCGCTGAGGAGGCCGAGGAGGCGCCGGCCCCAGCGGCACCCGTCGCCCCGCGACCCGGCCCACGGCCCGCCGTTGTGGCACCTCGACCCGCCCCCAAACCGGCGGGGGCGCCGTGATGGAAGACGAGCCTGAGCACGACCGCCCGACGCCGTCGATCATGCAACTTGAGGTGACGAACCTCAACGACTTCCCGATCGAAGACTTCTTCGATGGGATCCCGATCCAGTTCCCGGTTGCGGAGACCGTGACCGTCGGCGCCGACGTCGCGCTGCACTGCTTCGGCTATCCAGGTGAGGAAAAAGACCGGGCCCTGCACATGGCCAAGCGCTATGGCTGGTCGGGGCGCGACTACCTGATCGCTGAGGGCGATCGCGAGCCGAAATACCGGCAGTTGGCCCGGAAGATTCAGATCAAGCCGGTCTACTTCGACCTGGTAAGGCGGGACCGCAATGATCCTATCCTGGCGGACAAAGGCGATGATGAGGACGGGCTGCCGGAACCCACGGCGGGCGGCGACAGCACGGGCACCAAGGCTGGAACCCGCAAGAAAACGCCGGCTCGCCTGGCTGCGCGCGCGCCGCGGGGGAAGGCGCGCAACGAACCCAGCACCGCCGACGTGAGATTGCGCTCGCCGCGTCGCTAGGGCATTGTCATCACGAGCAACATCGGATGCGCGTATTCGGTGGCCGGTCATCTAGTGGACAGGATAACCGGGGTCGGCGGTGCTGCAGCCCGCATATCCGGGATAGGCGGGTTCGATTCCCGCCCGGCGGCTCATTTTTATCTGCTGGGTCGCGATCATGCAGCTATCCGATTACGTTAACGACGTACAAGAATTGCTGCACGACTCTACCGCGTCGGTGTGGCCGCTCACCCGCGTCATTTCGCGGATCAATGAAGCCCGCCTTGACGCCGCGCGCGACATGCATTGCATCCGGATCAACGTCACCGGCGTCCAGCTTATCCCCAACGTCGAAATCTATCCGCTGAACGGTGCGGTCGCTGGCGCAACGATCACCAATGCCGGGTCGAACTACGGTGCCGGCGCATCGGTGCCGATCACGTTCGGTGCACCCCCTGCCGGCGGAACGCAGGCGCTAGCGACCGGCGTCCTGACCAGCGGCTCGCTCACGGCCATCAACATGACGCAGTGGGGTGCCGGCTACACGTCAATCCCGACCATCACGGTCGGCGGTAGCGGCAGCGGCGCTGCGGCGACCGCCGTCGTGCTGTTCCAGGCTAACCCGCTCAGCACGCAGGTCGGAAACCCGATCACGACCACGAAGATTTCATTCATCTGGAACGGCGAACGCCGGCAGATGAAATATTTGAATTTCACGCTCTTTGACGCCTACGCACGCATGTGGGTGCACAATTTCAATGCACCGCCCGGCGTGTGGTCAGAGCACCAGCAGCAGCGCCTGGTCTACATTCAGCCTCCGCCCGATCAGCAGTATCAATCCGAGTGGGACATCGTCTTCATGCCGTCGCCGCTGGTCGCGATGTCGGATGTCGATACGCAGATCAACGACCCGTGGGCGCGCGCGGTGCAGTTTCGAGCCGCGGAAAACCTGCTCATGAAACTCCGCAACATGGGGCAAGTGCGCGACATGGGTCAGCGCTACGAGGCCTTCGTGCCGCACGTCATACAGACCACCGGCGGCATTCGCATTCCCAACGTGTACAACCGTAATTTCCAGAGACGTGTGATGCGATGAGCATGTTCGGATTGAGCTATGACGATATCTACAAATGGGCCAAGGCGGGCGGATTAAGTCACGCTGACGCTGATTTCTGCGCACGCGTCGGGCTACTGCCGGTCAATCCGAGGCCGCCGGAATCTGACAAGTTCTATCGGCTGTTCTGGCAAGCATCTACTTCGGAGCGCTAACGAATGCCTCCTGCGCCACAGCAACGCCAACAGTCTTCGCAAGTAGGTGACAGCAAGTTCATCCCGTTTCTCGAATTCGAGAAGATGAACACTAAGGTCGCGCGGCAGAACTTGCCCGAAAAGCAAGTCGCGTGGATGGAAAATCTGCAGCCGATCGCGCCGAACGCATTGCAGACAGTTCCCGGTGCGGCCACGACGCTAGCGACCGTGACCGGAAAGACGGTCTCGCGGGAGTTCCAGGCCAACCTGAGCGGTACCGACTACATCATCTTTTGCGCGACCGACGGTTCGATCACTGCGGTGAACGCCGGCAACGGTGCGCAGACCGTCGTTGCGGCTGCGGCCACGTTCTCGGCGATACCGGACATCACGGTGTTCTCGTCGTCGCGCCTGCTGATCATGGACCCAACCGGCGGCTATGCGACGTGGGACGGCACGCTGCTGGTCAAATCGGGCGGCATAAGTCCCAACATTCACATCACATCCGGCGGCGCTGGCTACACGACGGCTCCCGCGGTCACATTCACGGGTGGCGCCGGCAACAACGCGGGCGGCGCGACTGCGACGGCGGTCATAGCCGGCGGCTCCGTGGTTGCGATCAACGTCACCAATGCGGGAACCGGCAACGCCTCGACTGCTGCGATCGTGGTTGTTCTGACCGGCGGCGGCTTCTCGTCGGCTGCGACGGCGACCGTGGTGGTGTGGCCGCAGATCAGCGGCACCACGATCGCGATCTTTGGCGGACGCGTGTGGACGGCGAACGGCCGCGTCCTCAGCTTTACCGGCACCGGCGCGACGACCGGTGTGACCTATGACGACATCAACCCCGCCGACGCTGCCGGTTCGACCACGATCACCGACGCCGATCTTGCGCACAGCATTACCGCGGTGCGGGCGCTGAACAACTTCCTCTACATTTTCGGCGACCAGAGCATCAAGCAGATCGGCTCGCTCACCATTCAGTCATCGATCACGCTGTTCACCATCCTGACGCTAGCGTCTGACATCGGCACCAGCTTCATGATGACGATCCTGTCCTACAACCGGCTCGTGCTGTTCGCCAACAAGCAGGGTGTCTACGGCATCTTCGGCGCCACCGTCCAGAAGATCAGCGACGACCTTGACGGTATTTTCCAGCTGACCGATTTCACGCTGCAGCCATCCGCCGCGCTGAACGATCTGTCCAACATCCATTGCTACCTGCTGCTGCTGAAATACAACGATCCGATCCAGGGCACGCGCCAGATCGTCGTGACCTACCAGCAAAACAAATGGTTCGTTGTCAGCCAAGGTTCGCTGCTCGCCATCACGTCAATTCCGTTAGGTTCGACGACGCAGGTTGAGACGTTCGGATCAAGCGGTTCGGATGTGACGCAGCTGCTGCAGAACCCCGCGATCAACGTGCCGATTATTCTGCGCACCGCCCTGAGTTCGCACGGCAATCCCGTGATGGCAAAACAGCTTATCCGCTCCGGCATCGCGATCACGACCCAGACTGCGCAGACGGTGATGATGACGGTAGACACCGAAAACGGGAGCAACGCCTACAATTTCCTAGCCGCGGGTGTCATCACGTGGGTCAACAATTCCGGCGGCGTCGTGCAGTGGCAAAACAACACATCCGGAAACGTGAATTTCATCGCGGGCGGCTTCCGCTTCCCGTACGCCAGCACGGAAGGATACGGCAAGTTCATCGGTAACACCGTCACCGGCAGCGTCATGAACCTATCGATCAACTCGATCGTCGATGAGTATCACGATGCTGATCTGTGGGGAACGATACCATGACAGAAACCAAAGAAAAGAACGAAGCCTATCGCCAGCGCAATTATCTTGTTGCTGCCCTGACGCGCCTTTATCCGAGCGGAACTCGTTCCACGAACATCGAAGGATGGGATCCGGGATGGCACGGCTGCGTCTATATCGATCTTCCGACCGGACAGATCAGCTACCACTATCACGACCGCGAAGCCCATTTGTTCGAAGGGTTGCCATTGTACGACAAGCCGTATGACGGCCACGACAAGGAAATGGTGCATACGCGACTACTGGCGCTGAAACCATGAGCACAGAGTTTGCTCCGAACATCGTAGTCTTCGGCGATATCGCTGGCTTTGGCCAGTGGCTGGTCAAGCATTACCGGCAGCACCTCAACTACAACAGCACGCTGGCCAACAAGGTGAGCGTCGCGTCCATCACGCTGATCGCGGGCGGGAGCGGTTACACTACGGCGCCTGCGGTGACGATCACGGGCGGCTCCGGATCGGGCGCGACCGCGACGGCGGGCGTATCGGGCGGACATGTTAATGCGCTGGTACTGACTGGCCGCGGCTTCGGTTACTCCCCGACCGACGTTCTGACCGTCAACTTCGGCGGGCCCGGGACCGGCGCTGCAGCAACCGTGGCGTTGACCAAACCGGTGCTGATCGCGGTGCAGCCGATCCTGACGATGGAAGGCGGCAAGGTCGGCATGCGGTCGTGGCTGGATTCGCATGAGAATTGGCACGAGGACATCCGGCCCTTTGCCAACCTCACCGGCATCAACCTGGCCGACGTCGATCTGTCCAAGCAGGAGCAGTTCGACCAGTGGTTGAGCTTACACGGACAGGAACACGAAGAGTTGGACCTCGCATTCGGCCTCGCATGATCACCATCGGCCGCGAAAAACTTCCGACCAAGCCGGATTTTTGGCCTCTATGGGACGCCCATGGGGTCGAGGTGCGCGGCAGACCTCTTCAGCTGGATTATCAGAGGTATGCGAAAATAGAGGCAGAAGGTCGGTTGATATGCATTGTTGCCAGAGACGGCGACCGCCCGGTGGGTTATTCTTGGCATTACTGGTACAAATCACTGCACTTCGACGAGCGCGAGGGCCATGATGACCTCTGGTATGTCGATAAAGCATACCGGGGCCAGGGCATCGGTCAGAGGATCAGAATGATGGGTGTGGCGGCGCTGAAGGATGCGGGGGCCGTCTCGACCTCCGATTTCATCCGCAATGCCGGGACGCATCCGGCCCTGATGACCCAATTGGGCTACACGGCGCACGGTATCTGGTGGAAGAAATCCCTATGACCACTCTCATAAATTTCAGCAGACCAGGGCGGCCATGCTGGGTGTTGGGTTTCCGCGCCTTCGGCTACGCTGTTGGCATAAGATTGTGGGGCGATAAGAACTTGCATCGCCGCATCTACGTGTCTCGGAGCCTTTGAAATGAGCGATTTCCCCCGATGGGTCCTCAAAATGCTCCGCAACGCCGATTTCTTCGGCGGCGGTGATGGTGGTGGCGGGGACGGCGGTGATGGTGGCGGAGGCGACGGAGGCGCTTCCGGAGATAGCGGTAGTAGCGGTGATGCCGGCAGCGACGGTGGCAGCGGGGCGTCGGCTGGTGGCGGCTCGGAAGGTGCGAGCGGCTTCGGAGCCGGGAGCGATAGCGGTGCAGCCAGCGGTGACACGTCAGGGGCAAGCGCGGCGGCGGGGGCTGATGCCGGTGCTACAGGCGCCGATGTAGGGGGGTCGATAGCGGGAGATGCGACAAGCGCATCCGACACCGGCACGACCGGCGCTGCTGCCGGCGCTGCGAGCACCGGTGCTGCGGCCACCGGCTCGATCGGCGGCGTTGGTGAGGCTGCTGACGCCGCAGCTGCGGCTGGCGCCACTGATGCGGCCACAGCAGCTGAAGGTTCCGTGGCCACGGGCACTGCAGAGGCCGATGCCTTTGGCGCTACGCCTGGCGCATTCGCGGCGCCTGGTGTCGGCAAGGGGGGTGCTGACGCAACTGACGCCGAAAGTGCGTCTACGGCAACCTCTCCTGCCGCCACCGAAGCAGCTGCCGCAGCTCTCTCTGCCGAAACGGCTAGTCCCGGTTTCGCCCCGTCTTCCCCCGGCTTTGGGATCAGTGGCCTGACCGGATCACCAGGGGCATTCGATATCGGCGCGTTCTCCAACACTGACGCCCCCAGCAGTTTCAGCATTGGCGCCGCCCCCGCGAATATCGGTGCATTCTCGGATATCTCACCCGGTAGTCCGGCAGACATATCAGGGATTGGACCTTCACTCTCTGCCGCCGCCGACGCTATCGCAGCCTCGCTCGACGCCGACGCTCCCGCATCGCCGACCTCTGTTGCCGCGGTGAGTGGATCACCCGGCGCTATCGGTGCTCCTGGCGCGGCTGATATCGCTGGCCTTGCTGCTCCGGCAGCGGCCGCTCCCGCCGACGAGGCGCCGGGATTCA